CCAATAACCACCATATCTGTTTCGCGGTGCGCTTCCGTCGCGCTATCTGGGGCGGCGACACACCGACGCCGCCAGAGCCGGACGGCTGTTTGACGGGCGTTCTAACCGCGATACTCAAGGGATTGAAAGGGGCTTGACATGGCACTACCTGATCTTCATTACGGCTCGTTGTTATTGGGGCCAGTCATCGTCGCGTTAGTGGCATTCCTGAAGCGCGTCGGACTGCCGAATGAGAAGGCACCGCTGGCGGTACTCATTCTCACGGCAGCGGCATTCGCGGTGATCGTGCTGACCAACCTGTACCCGGACATCGAGCAGCCGGTCACGATGGCGCTCAATTTCGTCGTGACCGTGTTGACCGCATTCGGCTTCTACGACGCACAGAAGAATGCGACCAGGGCGGTACGCGGCTGACGTCAACTCAACCGCCGAATGGCGAATAAGTTGGACTGCGGCGGCCGGCTGGCGGCGCGCGCAACGCCAGCCACGCTATGCCGCGAATACAACGCACGCAGAGGCCGGGACTGGCGGTGGGCGGTAAGCGTGCGCTAGAACCGCCGTAACATAGCACTGCACGGTAACACCCACAATGTTAGTGTGCGGATTGCTTGAGAGCGGCCCAGCATCGGGCCGCTCTTTTTGTGTGCCTGGCGCTCCAATATTAGCTATTGACATTGTGTTAATACCGTGCTATAATGATTGCAGATAATATGGAGGGGGATAGATGGCAAGATCAACGGCAGATAAGCGAGTACTGATTGGGTTCTACGGTGACGGCGACCTACGGAATCGGCTGCAAGAGCGGGCCAGGCGTGAGGATCGCAGTATGTCCAGCCTGTTGCGCACGCTGGTCGAGGCATATCTGGTGCCCGGCAACAGCGGACTGGTGCTATCCCAGCGCGTACCAGAACAACCACCCACCACATAGCGGAACTGCCGCAACATAGGGAGGCCAATGATGATCCGACCGTGGGATGATGAGGCTAAGACGTGTATGAGCTGCCTGTATGGCTTCTATCACCGGGCGCAGTCCGGGGCGTTGGAGTCGCCGCCGCAGCCGGCCTATTGCACATGCCGGCACCCGCGCGTGTTGACTGAGGCGGTTGTGTACGACCCGGAGACGCCGCCCGAGCGGTTCGAGTGCCGCTACTGGACGGTGCAGAATGGCGCCGACGCCGCGGGAATGGACGCTGAGGCGTTGCCGTTCGGGGTGTGGCTCGGCTGTTGGAAACTCGACTGGGAAACAGGCGAGTTAGTTAATGCATAGGGCGGAATGCCCGGAAAGGTCTGACGATGACGGAACAGCAAGAGGGATACGGGATAGTGCCAGTACCGCCATATGGAGCGGTGCAGTACCGTGAACAGCCAACCGTGTCATTTACGCGGGACCAGATCGAATTGATCAAGCGCACGGTGGCACAGGGCAGCACGGACGACGAATTGACGCTGTTCATTCAGCAAGCCAAGCGAACCGGGCTTGACCCGTTCGCGCGGCAGATTTACGCGATCAAGCGGTGGGACGGACGGCAGAAGCGCGAGGTCATGGCGATCCAGGTGAGCATTGATGGCTTCCGGCTGATTGCCGAGCGGTCGCACAAGTATTCCGGGCAGTTAGGCCCGTTCTGGTGTGGCGCCGATGGCGCGTGGGTAGATGCGTGGCTCAAGAACGAGCCGCCGGCGGCGGCAAAGGTTGGGGTAGTCAGGTCCGACTTCCGCGAGCCATTGTGGGCGGTCGCACGCTACGGCGCCTATGTGCAGATGACCCGCGAGGGACAACCGAATGCGATGTGGGCGCGAATGGCTGACGTGATGCTCGCTAAGTGTGCCGAGTCGCTGGCGCTACGCAAGGCATTCCCACACGAACTGAGCGGGCTATACACGACCGAGGAAATGGGACAAGCCGGAACGGCCGTAGACGGCGAGACCGGCGAGATTGTGGACGTGCAGCCAGAACAGCCGCCCACCGAGCATCCGGCCACCAACGCCAACGGCAACGGCCACGACGAAGAGCAGGACGCGCGGGCGCTCAAGGCGGCATTGGAGCACGCCAAGTCCGAGTTCTACAAGCGCGTGCTGAAAGAGATACCGTACTACCGCAACATCAACCACATCGGGAGCACGCTGTCGGGGCTGGGCATTACGTCCTACAGCCCCGCCAATGAAGACGCGATGCTCACGGCGCTCCAGTCGCACGCAAATGCGGCGGCGAATGCTGAGGCGTCGGGCGAGCCAGCCGCGGACGGTGCGGCGTGAACGTCTGCTGGTGTGGGCGATCCGTTATCAGCGACGATCAGGCCGAGACGCTGTGCCGGTATCACCAATACAAACGCGAGTTGGCACAGCGCAAGCCGTTGACCGAGGCCGAGTTGACCGCCGCCGAACGTGCCGATTGGGAGTACCGGCAGGAACTCCGCGAGTGGGACCGGATGCATGACCTGCCCGGTCGCATTGGCGGCGGCGGTTCGTATATCTCGGGCGGGTACTAATTACCACGACAGACAAGGAGATACGGCACTGATGGACAACAAAGAGCGAATTACGTTGATGCTTGACTCGCTGGCTGAAATGCAGAGCCAACGGGAACTGGTCAAGGCTGACCGGCAAGCCGAGATCGACAAGGTGCTGACCCAGCAGGTCAAGGATGAGTTGCTGGCGATTGACGTTGAGTTCAATGGATTGCTAGCGGCGGCTGATGAGAAGATCACGACGCTGACCAGCGCGATTAAGGACGCAGTAGTGGCGCACGGAGAGACCGTGCGGGGCGCGCGGGTTATGGCTATCTGGACAAAACCCCGCGTGTCGTGGGACACGAAAAAACTGGACGGGTACGCAGCCGCCCATCCAGAGATACAGGTGTTCCGCTCGGTTGGTGAGCCGAGCGTGAGTATCAAGGCGGTTTGATGACCACGCCGCGTCTACCGTCAGGCTGTTCGCAGCACAACGGCGGCGCGGCTATTGGCGGATGTGGCGCAATGGTAGCGCGGTCGTTTCATAGGCGACAGGTTGCTGGTTCGATTCCAGCCATCCGCACTAGCGCCGTCCGGTCTGTGGGCGCGAACAACCGACAGCCGCCGCGCCGGACCGGCGGCACACGAAAGGGGCAATGATGAAAACCTATACGATCACATGTGAGGGCTGCGGCAAGAAGTTGACCGCCCAGGGACGGAGTGTGGACGAGATCGTCAAGGCACTGGACAAATCGGGCTGGGAGGATTTGCCAGACCGAATGGGGCGCTGTCCTAAGTGCTTGCAAGCCGCAGAAAATAGCGAATTGCAACGATGCTGACACGCTACCGCCACATTCTCGGCTGGCTTCTGGCGCTGGCGATCACACTGGCGCTGGCCGGTGTGGGGGCGCGAACAACCGACAGCCGCCGCGCCGGACCGGCGGCATACGAAAGGGGGCAATGATGAGTGACCAGCGCATTATCCGCGAAGAAGACGGAGCAAGGACGCCCAACATGTTTGCATTGATGCTCACCTGGGGATTGGATGCTGCCCGGTGTGGCGTGGCTGAATGCGACGGCTTGCCAACGACCATCGTGAGGCAGGGCACCGTGATGTTCTGCTTGTGCGAACTACATCACCAGAAATGCGTGACCAAGAACGGCATTGACTTGACGCTCGACCGCTATGTGGAGTCGGACCCATGCTAACCTGTCCCCGTCACATACTTGGCTGGTTCGTTGCGCTGGCGATCACACTGGCGCTGATGCTGGCGTTCTGTGAGGTGACGCGATGGTGATGCTGTACGGCCTGGTGACGGTGTTCGTGGCGGGCATGATGTTCGCCGCGTGGATTGGGAGGGGTGCGCGATGACAACTGACACGACAACCAAGTTGATTTACTGCTGCCCCTATTGCGGCGTGACCATTCCCGACTGGGAGTCGCACAGCTGCGGTGGTTGGACTGGTGCAGAGACATTGCAACTCCGCGCCACCAACAGCCGTCTTCGCTCCCTTCTGGCAACCGGCGCGGACCTGATGTCACCGAGCCATAACGCGATTGGAGACGCTAACCGCCTTGACTGGATCGACAAGGTTAGAGAGGAGCTGGCGAACCCATGAAGCGATGTAGCAAGTGTGGAAACACTAAGCCCCTAGATCAATTCTATGCTGATGGGCGAGCGCGTGACGGGAAACGATCAGCCTGTAAGGAGTGCCACGCCTTATCCGTGTTGCAATGGCGACGCAACAACCCAGACCGGGTGAAAGCTATTAACGGTACTGACCGCCGTGGGCGCGAGAGAATCGCCGCATATAACCGGAGCTACCGAGTGCGGCACCAGCACGAAATCGCAGAGAGACAACGCAAGTATCGAAATGCAGATCGGTCAAAAGATTGGGCGCGTGATCTAGTGCGCCGTGCGGTTAAAAGCGGGCGCATTCTTAAGCCGACCACTTGTGAAGCGTGCGGCGATAACCACAATATCGAGGCGAGCCATCGGGATTACAGCTCACCCCTTGTCATCCAGTGGTTATGCGTGCGTTGCCACCGACAACTTGATATGCGCGCCCGTGCCGCATTGGAGCCGCAATCATGACCGCCCTCTGCATCGCGGCGGTCGTGTTCGCGCTGGCGTGCGCGGTGTAACCGCTACGCGGATATACTGCGTGTGCCGGACGGGGAGGGGAGGATGACGTTGCAATACGGAGTACCTTGCAAGCCGTGGGAGGAACTGCCCGAGATGGTGGATGACAGCCATGAGCGTGCCGCGATGTGGATTAACGATACGGTACGCGAACTCCGCGCCGAGGTCGAGCGCCTCACAGCCGAGCGCGACGCTGCCCTAACGTGGGCGCGGCTGTGGAAACGGGCGGCGAGGCTTGAGCGCCACTGGGGAATGCCGCTGGTGCGAGCCTGGTGGCGGCGCAAAGAAGGCATCATCAGGTGTTTGCATCGTCAGCCTAAGCCGAAGTGGGATGTCATTCGCCGTGCGCTCGGACTGGACGACACGCCATGACTGAGATGACCTTCGTTCTCCACGGCCACGTCGTCCCGGCTGTGCGGATGACCCAACGCAGCAAGTGGGGGAAGGCGGCACAGAACTACCTGGCCTGCCGTGAGGGGCTGGCGTTGCAGATCAAGACACAGATGGCAGAACACAACTGGGACATGCTGCCCGACGGTGAGCGGGTGCAGGTGTATCTGTCAATCCACGACAGCGGGAAGGCCGGACGCTTTGACTGCGATAACCAAATTAAGGCAGTGATTGACTCGCTGCAAGGGTTGGCGTTCAAGAACGACTGCTGTGTGGACAGGATCACGGCGCGGAGACTGTTTGGGTCGGACGAGGGTGACTTTGTAGCCGTGACCGTGGGTGTGCTGGAATGACATTCGGCTCGCTGTTCGCTGGCATCGGCGGGTTTGACCTCGGGTTTGAGCGAGCGGGTATGGACTGCCGCTGGCAGGTGGAGATTGACAATGCAGCAAGAGGAGTACTTGAACGACACTGGCCCGGAGTGCAACGATACCGGGACGTGCGAGAATGCGGAGCCGCAAACCTTGAGCCAGTTGATGTTATTTGCGGCGGGTTCCCGTGCCAGGATGTCAGTGTTGCCGGACGCCGCGCAGGATTGGCTGGAGAGCGATCCGGGTTATGGTTCGAGTTCCATCGCATTCTTGGAGAGGTTAAGCCGCGCTGGATTGTCATCGAGAATGTCCCCGGCTTGCTATCGTCTAACCGTGGACGGGACTTTGCCGCGATCCTTCGAGGGCTGGCAGACATCGGGTATAGCGCGTGCTGGCGAGTGCTGGACGCTCAATACTTCGGACTGGCCCAGCGACGCCGCCGTGTGTTCATTGTCGCAAGTCTTGGAGACGGACGTTGTGCCGAGGTACTTCTTGAGCGCGAAGGCGGCGCGTGGGATTCTCTGCCGCGCCGCGAAACGGGGACGGGAGTTGCCCGAAGTCTTACGGGCAGCACTGGTGGCGCTAGCGCAAAGGAACAGCAGTACACCTTCGTCGTGGGAAATGGGCGACCGTTGAATGCGCTCGCCTACGGCGGCGGCAACACAGCCGGCAGCATTGACTTGGCAACGGCATTTAACGCACACGGCGGGTCTGGCAGGATGGACTTTGAGAGTGAGACGTTCATCACCCAGGGATACAGCGAGACCGGACAAGGGTACTGGGGCGGCGGGATAGCACCGCTCCGCTCGGAAGGCGAGAACAGGCCCAGCCGACCATCAAGCGTGGTGACACTTGAGCCAGTGATGGGCTTCAAGTGGCACGCCAGCGCAACGGCAAGAAGCTACGGACAGACTGTTGACGGATCGACACCTATCACGGACAAGCAGCCAGGTGTTGTCGGTTCCTTCGGCGTGCGCCGCCTCACCCCGACCGAATGCGAACGGCTGCAAGGATTCCCGGACGGGCACACCGCAGGTCAGAGTGACAGCCAGCGGTATAGGCAACTCGGCAATGCCGTTGCGGTGCCATGTGCCGAGTGGATCGGGCGGCGCATTGTCGAGGCTGCCCGTGGCTAAGCGGGTCGACGCCAACCAAGCCGAGATAGTCGCGGCGCTGAGGGCGGCTGGGTGCAGTGTGTTTTGTACCCACGAGACCGCGCATGGGTTTCCCGACCTGGTTGTGGCCCGGGACCGGCGCACGATCCTTCTGGAGGTCAAGTCCCCCGGTGGCAAGATGACGCCGGGGCAACTGGCATTCTTCGACGACTGGCGCGGCGAGGTGTACGTGGTGCGGTCGGTGGATGATGCGCTGAGGGCGATTGGGGTGCTGGAGGCGGAGCACGGGTGAGCGGGCTTGACAGGGTACGCGAACGGGTGTATACTGTGGGTGCTAAGGGACGCGGGTCGTTTTATTTTGCCCATAGAGCGGTGTGGTTTTGCGGGACGACCGGCGCCCTTAGCAAGCAACGGGCAAACCGCAAGACCACACCGTTTTGTGTTTCCGGCGCCGTGTGTCGGAGTTGGCGCTCCGACACACGGCTGACCACAGCGCACCCCAGGGAGGTGAACAGTGGCTGACCGCGATTCTACCCCGACGCTGGAAACGGCGTCAATTCCCCGACCGACCGTTTCCAAGTTCAACCGCTCCAATGACAACATCGAATGGGCGTGGTGGACGTGGAATCCCGTAACCGGCTGCAAGCACGGATGCACCTACTGCTACGCTCGCGACATCGCCAACCGGTTCTATCCCCAGAAGTTTGAGCCGACATTCCACCCGGAGCGGTTGTCGGCGCCGCACAACACGCCTATACCGCGGTCGGGCGACATAGGCGCGCGCTCCGTCTTCGTGTGCAGCATGGCCGACCTGTTCGGCGCCTGGGTGCCGCAAGACTGGATTGACGCGGTACTGAAGGCAGTGCGGAACGCGCCACGGTGGACATTCCTTTTCCTGACCAAGAACCCAGCCCGGATAATCCACATTGATTGGCCGGACAATGCATGGGTCGGCACTACGGTTGACACCCAGGCGCGCGTCGGGCCGGCCGAGGCAGCGTTTCGGGACGTTGTGGCAAGCGTCAAGTTCGTGAGCATCGAGCCATTTCGGGAGCCGATCACATTCACAGACCCAGGCATATTCGACTGGTTCATTATCGGCGGACAGTCAGCAACCAGCGGGGAACCAGAGCGACAACCAGAGTGGAAATGGGTAGAGGCATTGATGAGCCAGGTACGCGGCACAAGCGCATATCTGTACTTTAAGCCGAATCTGAAGGTGAGACCGCGAGAATATCCGGGCGCATAGATCGCGCCACACCCGGCGCAAAGGCTTAACCGATGGCATCACCGCAGGCAGAGGCAGGTTACACCAGGATCGCGAATGAGTTGATCGAGGCATTCAGCCGCCAGCAACTCAGCGGCCACGAATGGCGCGTGCTGATGGCGCTACTCCGCGAGACCTACGGCTGGAGCCGCAAGACTGCCACCATCGGCATTGGGAAGTGGGTTGCTATTACGGGGCTTCAAGCGAAACGGGTGTGGCCGGCGATCACCTCACTGGCGGCGCGAAATATCATCACCGTCACCCGCGGCAGTTACCGTAACATCTACCAGGTCCAGAAGGATTACGAGCAATGGACAGCGCCGACAAACATAGTCCAGAAAAGTGGACTATCCACAAATCAGGATAGTCCAGAAAAGCGGACTAAGAATAGTCCAGAAAATAGGACTAAACATAGCCCAGAAATCGGGACTACATCAAAGAAAGAAAGAAACAAAGAAAAAAGAGAGGCGCAAGCGCCCCGCGCGCCGAAAGAAAAGCCAGACCATCCGCCCGCTGTTGAGGTGTACTGGCACATCACCAAACGCTACCCGGTCAAAGAGTGGTGGGACAAGATCGACAGCATCGTCGGGCGCGAACTACCAGACCTGCAATTCTGGTCGGACGTGATATTCAACTACCGGGGCACCTTCCCCAACGGATACCATGTCAAGGCAATGCTGGAATACTACCAGCGCCGCGAGATACCCGGACAGCGCCCCGGCAACGGCCACCAACCCGGAACGGGCCCGCCAGCGGCGCCCGATTGGCAACGGACGCTCAGGGATGATATGGCGGCGGGACGTGTTCGCATCAAGGAGGACTTCGGCACATGAGACAACAACCACAGCCACAACCAGACCCACAGCCGCCGGCCGACATCGAGGCGGAGAAGGCAGTGCTGGGCGCCATCCTGATTGACGGCGGGCTGATACCGGCCTGCAATGCCCAATGCGCCCTGGACGACCTCACCGACCCAAAGCACCGGCTGATCTATGCCGCGATGCTGGCACTGGCGAAAGACCAGATGCCAATTGATTACGTGACGGTAACTGACTACCTGGACGCCAATGGAAAACTCGCGGCGGCCGGCGGGCCGGCGTACCTCACGGGGCTGATCAACTGCCCGCCGACATTCCTGCACGGTGAGTATTACGCGCGGATGGTCCACAAGGCGGCGATCAAGCGGCAACTGATCAATCTCGGAACCAACATGGTCAAGGGCGGATACAACGGCGACGCGGTTGAGGAGACCCTGGCGGCGGGTCGGGCGAAGCTGGCGGACATCGAGCGTGACCTGCACGATGACGATGAGGGGTTATCCCTGCGCGATTCTGTGACGGCCTACACTGACCTCCTTGAGCGCCGGTTTGCCGACCGCGACGCGCCCAAATTGGCGCTGCCGTGGGACGACCTGGCGCGGCTGATGCCGTACCTGGACGGCGGCACACTCATCGGCCTGGTGGCAGAATCCGGCGCCGGCAAGACGTCATTCTTGGAATGCTGCGCGGAGCACTGGGCACGACAGGGACGGCGGGTGTTGCTATTCCACTTCGAGCTGAGCGCGCAGATGATGCTGGACCGGCGGATGCAGCGGGCGACGGGCATTCCGATACAGACGCTACAAGTCGGCGGGCGAATATCTGAGGAGGAATATACCGAGATTGTCAGGGCGTCCGAGCGCATCTATCGCTGGACTGGTGACATCACGTATGTTCATTGTCCGGGCTGGACAATGGCGCGCGTGACGGCTGCCATTCGCAAGGCGCACGAACTGCGCGGCTGCGATGTGGCGATTGTGGACTACCTCAACAAAGTTCGCGTGGTCGACCGCAACGGCATGAATAGCGCGCAATTGCGGGGGCAGGACATTGAGGACTTCAAGGTCGTGCTCGAGGAGACCGGCGTGGTCGGCATGATGGCGGCGCAGTTCGACAAGGCGGCGAAGCGGATGAAGTCGCGCAGTCTGGCGGATGCACGGGACACCGGCGAACTGGACGACAAGGCGAACGTGGGCATTGTCATTGACAGGCCAGTTGATGATGAGAACCACCGGAGCGAGGCGGCGCGGGTGAGCATCGTCAAGTGTAACGCGGGGCGGCAAGGTTCAGTCGAGATGGTGTTTCGCGGCGAGCGGCTGATGTTCTACCCGGTCGAGCGGGTGGCATTGGGGGCAGCGTGATCCACATCACCGCGCCGGACTACCGGCAGAGGATGGCGAATGGCTGACGTTGTGCTCTACCACGGCGACTGCTTAGACCACATGGCGACAATGGACGCGAACTGCGTGGACACGATCATCACCGATCCGCCGTATGGCTTGGAGTTTATGGGCAAGGACTGGGACGCGCCGTGGAAACATGGCAAGCCGTCAAAAGAGTTCAATACAATTGAGCCGGGGACTCTTGGTGGCTTCACACGACTGCCCAACTATGCGAGGGTGAATAATCTGCGTTGCTCCAATTGTGGGCATTGGAAGTTCAGCAGTAATCCTTGCGCATGTGACAACCCACAATTCCCAAACGCACGATTGGGAGCGATGGAGGCATATGAGGAATGGACGCGGCGCTGGGCAGTCGCCGCGCTGCGTGTCGCGAAGCCCGGCGCGATGATGCTAGCATTCGGCGGGACACGGACGCACCACCGGCTGATGTGCGCCATTGAAGACGCCGGCTGGGAAATACGCGACTGCATGATGTGGCTGTACGGGAGCGGATTTCCGAAGAGCTTCGACATCAGCAAGGGCATTGACAAGGCGGCGGGAGCGACAAGGGAAGTGGTGGGAATGCGCTTGCCGCCGCCAGACAGCGATTATTGGCGCAAGGGCTTTGATCCTGCGATTAACACCAACTTTAGTAGACGTATCAGTGCTACAAGTTACAGGCCACAGGGTGACAATAAGGGCTTTGCCACAATCACCGCACCCGCCACTCCCGCCGCCGCGACGTGGTACGGCTGGGGCACGGCGCTGAAGCCGGCGTGGGAGCCGATCATCGTCGCGATGAAGCCGGTTGACGGCGGGTTTGTCCACAACGCGCTGACCTGGGGCGTCGCGGGGCTGTCGATTGACGGGGGACGCATTGGGACTGAACTGATCGAGCGCGGACGTAACGGTAGACACCCACAAGCAGACTGGGGAATGGCACCAGTTGGACAAGGCATGGCTTCCGGTCGATGGCCCGCCAATCTGGTGCTCGACGAAGAGGCGGCGCGGCTGCTGGATGAGCAGAGCGGGGTGCTATCTGGCGGCGGCGGGCGCAATCCCGGACAGCCGCGTAATGCGCAGTCAAAGACGTCGTTCGTATTGCCGGACGCTACCGTAAACAGTTTTGCCGCTCGCGGGAATGGGCATCCGTCGCGGTTCTTCTACACGGCGAAAGCGTCACGCTCCGAGCGCGAGGCGGGGCTGGAGGGGTGTGACAAGCAGCCAGTGCATCCGGGCGGCAACGAATGGGGATCCACGTCAATGTGGAATGGTGAGAATAGCGACGAAGCCTGGAAAGCCAAGAACCCGAACCATCCCGCCGCCAATCACCATCCTTGCGTGAAGCCCATCGCCTTGCTGCGCTATCTGTGCCGGCTGACGCGGACGCCCACCGGCGGCGTGGTGTACGACCCGTTTATGGGATCGGGGTCAACTGGCATCGCGGCAATTCAAGAAGGGCGTGCGTTCATCGGCGCGGAGTTGGATGCTGAGTACCACGAGATCGCACGGCGACGGATTGAACACGCGCGGCGGCAGATGCGCCTGCCATTGGAGGTGTGACGTGCAACTGACACAACCCGCAAGGCGCTGGAACCGCTACGACGTGGCGCCGCCGTTCGTGGAATTGACCGTCATCGGCGAGCGGCCGGCGGTCGTGACCGGGCGGCAACTATGCTGCAAGCGGCGCGTCGGCGCGACGGTGCTGCGCTGTCCGTACTACGACGACTGCGCGGAGAACGTGGCGCGTTCTGGTTGCGCCTTCTGTGAAGGCGTGGTCATTGGCATTGTTGGTGACGGTACGCTTGTGGAGGTGTGACGATGGACGACAGCAAGCCGCGTGAGCCGTACTTTGCACGCGAGTTCCCAATCACGGTGACGAGCGGAACATCATCGCCGCCGCTGGTCGTGCATCGCGAGCCGTGCGCCGGCTGCGACCGCTACCACCGCCTTCTGGAGCAAGAGCAACACCGCGTGGCGAAACTGACGGCGGAGCGTGACGAACTAGCCAGGCGAGTGAAGGAGTTGGAGGAACAGCGATGACCTATCGCATTGAGTCCCAACACGAGGCGTCGGTGACGTTGCCGCGTATTCTCGGCATGGATGTGCGGATGATCACCGATAATGCCGAGCGTACTGAGGAGCACGGTCAACTGCGGCGCTGCATCGACGGGCGCTGGCAGGTCAACGAGCGTGTGTTTGCCGTTTCAGACGTCACATATTTCCTGTGCGAGTGGATTGACCACGACCACTACTGTACGCGAACACTGATTGTGGTCGATGAGGAGGCTCCCAGTGGACATTAACCTCGGCGACACAATCGTCATCGGCGAGACGCGGTTCACAGTGCTCGCCATTTCTGAGACGATGGTTTATGCGCGGCGGGAAGGTGCGCTGCCACATGACATCACGTACATGCGGCGAGCTGACTTGGGGCGCGCTGACGGCGCCCGCATTGAGCGAAAGGAGGAACAACCGTGAGATACGTCCTGTGCGTCTTGTTCGGCGTCTTCGCCACAATCGCGGCCGTCTGTGTGTTGGCGGAGCGTGAGTATCGGCGCTGGGGCGGCGTGGGCTACGACGTGTACGGGAGGCGATGATGGGTCATGACGCTACGCAGTTGCGTGAGGAAATCGCGCGGTTGAGGCGCGCTGTGCACGCGCGCGACCGGGTTATCTTGGAATTGCGGGATGAGAATGCACACTTGTCGGACTGGGCTGACGTGTGGAAACGGTCGGCGATTTCCAATCGTTGGATGCGACGAGCTATTGCTGGTTCTGACGTTTGGCAAAATGTTAAGCATAGGATGGCATGGAGCGCATCCATAAGTGGTAACGCTGTATTCGCACGCAACATTCGTCGTGCGCTCGGATTGCCGGATGATCATTGACCATGACGGCCTCTTATTGGCCGAACGGCGCGCGGCGCTGGTGTGGCGGCTGTGAGACGAAATGCGGAAACAGCGTCTACAAACGACGTGGGATGCCAAATGGCGTTGCTGGTATCTATGCACCAAATAACGATGCACTGCAAGCGTTTTCATATGGTGCTACGTGGACGCTATTGGCCAACCCGGAGTGCCATTATGGGCCTCCCGGCAACAAATGCACGTAGACGCACCGCAAGGCGGCCTGGTGAGGAGCAGCGTAAATGCCAATTGACGGCAGTATCATCGCGATAGTCGGCGGCGCAGTGAGCGGCGTTGTGGTCTTCATTGCGGTCTATCCGTGGCTGCGCCAGTGGATCGGCTGACCGACACGCAACTGCGTGACCTGCGCGGCAAGGCTCTGCCTATGACGCAACGGCAGGCATTTAGCATCGCGCTGTTGGCATTGGAGCACGTCGTTACGTGTGGTGATGACTCGGATAAATCGTTCGAGCGGGCGCGGCGATACATCTGGGCGATGCTGCGAAACAGGAGGCGAACCCGCAAATAGCAGCAACCGGCAATCAATCGGCGAATGTTGCACCGCTGGGCGATTTATGCGGTTGACATCGGTTAGCGAAATGTTGTAGACTGAAAACGTAATAGATTGGCGCGGCGCTGGACGGGTGCTGGACAAGGCAGCCGTCCTTTTGTTAGGAGGCGAGAATGCCGGACATTGACAAATGCACCAGGGCACAGCCGCCGGCAATGGAGATGGGCGGATGACGCCAGATGGCGCCGACAATGGGCGCGTAACGCTGGCGGTCCTTAGCTCCGACATAAAGCACCTGACGGAGCAAATGCAAAACTACTGCGCACAGAACGCGCACTGGCAGGAACTTGCCGAACAGCGTGTGCGGATACTGGAGAGATGGGCTGAAGTGTCCGCGGAGCGCTGGAAAACACACATAGAGGAGCATCGCGAACAACGAGCGGCAACGCAGACACAGAACACCATCACGTCCATCGTATCGGCGGCGGTGATGTCGGCCGGCGCCTTTATCGCGTCGCAGATTACCGGCACCAAGTAGCTGATGCGCTGGACGCCTGACATTGTCGCCGAACTAGCCGCGCTGTTGGAAGATCATAGCTGGGCCGGCGCGGCAAGAATACTTGGCGAACGCCACGGATCGGACATCACCTGGGCACAGGTCCGATACGCGGCACAGCACTGGGGCTTTTCTTCAAGCAGCGTCAAGGACAAGGATGCAGCGCCGCCGGTTGTTGCGCAGTACAGCACATTCTGGCGGTTGTCGGGTGACTGGGCGTTGGTCGGTGATCTACACTGTCCGTGCACCGACTGGGGCCTCGCGGGGCAGGTGGGGGCCGAGGCAAGGAAAGCGGGCATCCGGCAACTGCTAATCTGCGGCGACGTGTTCGACATGCCGGCGCTTGGCAAGTACGCGCCGGTCGTACCGCCGAACGAAGCGCTGGCAGAGGAGCGGGCCGCAAAGTACGCGCTGAGGATGTGGGAACGGACCTTCGACACGATACGGATACTCACCGGCAACCACGACTTGCGGCTGTTTAAGGCGTTGCAAGGGGCGCTGGGCGAGGCGGCGGTGACGGCGGCGCTGCTGGCGCGGATGGGCGCCGACGAACGAACGGAGTGGAGCGTGTACGGCTACTGTATCATCGAAAGCGGAACGGGTGACTGGCGCATTTCGCACCCGTTCAATTACTCGCGGAATGCGCTGACGGTGGCGCGCAAGCTGGCGGCGAAACACTTGCAGCACGTCGTCACATTCCACGAGCACCATACCGCCGTTGGCTTTGACGACAGCGGGCGGTTTGTGATTGCCAACGTCGGGTGCCTGGCCGATCCGGAGAAACTGGCCTACAAGCAACTGGTCGACCGCAGCAGCACGCCGGAAATGTCGCAGGGCTTCGCATTGCTTAAGGGCGGCCGGATACATTGTGTGCCGAAACACGAGGCGGTGTGGTAGATGGCAGAGGCGCGCGCAACGAAGATCACCGAACTTACGCCGGACGTCCACAATGCCAACAAGGGCACTGAGCGCGGCCTAGCGCTGTTGGACAAATCCCTGCGGCAGTACGGCGCCGGGCGCAGCATCCTGGTCGACAAGAACGGGCGCGTGATTGCCGGCAACAAGACGCTGGAGCGGGCGGCGGACATCGGGCTTGACGACGTGCTGGTGGTGCAGACGGACGGGCGGCAGTTGGTCGCCGTGCAGCGCACCGACCTGGACCTGGAGACCGACAAGGCGGCGCGCGAGCTGGCGTATGCCGACAACCGTGTGGGCGAGATCGACCTGACCTGGAACGTCGAGCAACTGGTGGCGGACCTCGAATCCGGCATTGACCTTGACGGCATGTGGAGCGACGGCGAATTGGCGGAGTTGATGGGCAACGCGCTGAACGGCGATGCCGACGCTGAGCCGCAGATTGACAAGGCGGAGGAACTGCGCGTCAAGTGGGGCGTGGAGACGGGGCAACTGTGGCAGTTGGGTGAGCACCGGCTGATATGCGGTGACTGTACGGACAAGGCAGTTGTCGAGCACGTGATGGCGGGTGAGAAGGCGGCACTGGTGGTGACAGACCCGCCGTATGGAATGCGCCTAGATGCTGACTTCTCAAAGATGGTCAATTCGGCTGGCTTCCAGATGAACAAGGGACTGAAGCGGGGAAACAAGTATGCCAATGTCATCGGCGACGATAGAGACTACGACGCGGCCCCGCTGATGGCCGCTTTTGAATATGTTAAGGAGCAGTTCTGGTTTGGTGCGGACTATTACGCTGATACGCTGGGCGACACAAGACATACTGGCGCGTGGCTCGTGTGGGACAAGCGGCTTGAAGAGTCGGCAGACAAGATGTTCGGGAGCTGCTTCGAGTTAATCTGGTCACGGCAGAAGCACAAGCGGGACATCTTGCGCCATAAGTGGGCGGGCGTGTTCGGAACAGAGCAACCCGACGAGGGCGAGCGCAGCCATCCGAACCAGAAGCCGGTCACACTGTACTGCGACATTCTCGAACGGTACTCGGCTCCAAATGCGATTATAGTGGATTGTTACGCCGGGTCTGGAACGATGCTTGTTGCGTGTGAGCGCGCTGGGCGCCAGTGCCGGGCGGTGGAAATATCGCCGGCATACTGCGCCGTGGCAATTCAACGCTGGGTTGACGTGACCGCCGGCGAGCCGGTGTTGGTGGACTGAACGATATGACACTGAACAAGCCGGGACGTGATGCGCTGATTGACACGCGCCGCCAGATGGTCGGGCGTTTGCGCGTGCGCATGATGTCACAGCGCGAGATACAGCATGCCGTATCGCAGCAATTGCCGAACCCGGAGCAAGCGGACGGCCACTGGTCGCTTGGCATCATCAACAGTGACCTGAAGGCACTGCACAAGCAATGGGTAGCCGATGCAGTCCGCGAGATTGGCGAGCACAAGGCGCAGAAGTTAGCGGAGTTGGCAGAGGTCAAGCGGGCTGGCTGGAAGGCGAACGACATGGCTACCGTGCTGCGTGCCATCCAGAACGAACGGGCGATAATCGGCCTGGATGCGCCGGTCAAGACGGATGTCACCAGTGACGGAAAGCCTATACCCGTCAGCATCATCGAGGTCGTGAAGGAACGTGGCGAATGACATCTACCGCGTCGACGGCGGCAAAGTTACGCTACATCTGCACCCAGGGCAGTCACTTGCCTGGGACAGCGAGCGGCGCTTCGTCGCCATGCTTGCCGGCAGTCAAGGCGGAAAGACCTCGATGGGTCCGTGGTGGATGTACCGCGAAGTTAGCCGCTGTAATGGGGGCGATCACTTCGTTGTCACGTCCAACTACGACCTCTTCAAGCTCAAATTGCTGCCAGCCGTCCAAGAAGTCTTCGAGCACGTCCTGGGCTGTGGGCGCTACTGGGCCGGCGACAAGATTATGGAGTTGCGCGATCCGGCTACCGGGCAGTTTCGCGCCAGCCGTGCAACCGATCCAATGTGGGCGCGGCTTATCCTACGTAGCGCCGAAGCAGAGAGTGGGTTGGAAAGCGCCACGGCTCGCAGCGCGTGGTGTGACGAAGCCGGGCAGGACGCCTTTACGCTCCAGGCGTGGCGTGCCATCTTACGGCGACTGGCGTTACATCGCGGCCGCGTGTTGCTTACAACGACGCTCTACAATCTCGGCTGGCTTAAGCAGCACATCATCGACCCGGCCGAAAGCGGAGGAACCGTCAGCCTGGAGCGACTTGGCGACGCTGAGATATTGCACACCGACAACCCGGACGCAGAGCGCGGTGACGGCATTGACCTTATTCAGTTCGACAGCATCGTCAACCCGGCCTACCCGCGTGAGGAATACGAGCGCGCCCGCGACACAATGCCCGACGACGAGTTTCAGATGTTCTACCGTGGCCGTGTCGCCACATTGCGCGGCGTCATCTACGACTGCTTTAACCGGCAGCGGAATGCCTGCCCACGCTTCGTCATTCCTGACGAATGGCCGCGCTTCGTGGGCGTTGATCCCGGCGGCGTCAACACGGCGGCGCTATACTTTGCTGAGGAGCCCGGCACGATGAGACTGTATGGCTACCGCGAGTACCTGGCCGGCGGGCGCACGGCGAAGCAACATGCGGCGGCAATCTTAGATGGGGAGCAAGGCCGGCCAACCGTTTATGGTGGTGCGAAGTCGGAGCAACAATGGCGGCAAGAGTTCGCCGCCGGCGGGCTTCCGGTCCGTGAGCCGCTGGTGCCGGACGTCAACATTGGCATCAGCCGCGTGTACGGGCAGTTTAAGACAAACGGACTCATTATCTTCGACGATCTGCATGGCACGCTTGACCAGTTGGGCAGTTATCGGCGCAAGCGCGACCGGGCCGGCAACATGACAGACGAGATTGAGAACAAGGACGCCTATCACTATCTTGATGCTTTGCGTTACGTGGTAGGCAGTATTCGCGGTGACCGGCCACGGATGCGCGTTGTCACGGTGGAGACGAGGCTATGAGCAATAGACTGTCGGACAAGAGCATCGCGCAGGCGATACACGAGCAGCGGGAAGCCGCCATGCCGAAGGTCGTCAAGACTGTGGAGCAGGCCACCTCTGAGTCGGTGCAGCCACGCGCACGCAGCGGCGACAAGGGCGGCGGCGGAATTGCATTGCTGGCGTTCCTGGCCGGCGGCGGGCAGCTCATTGCGCCGTGGTGGTCGAAGCGCCGCGACGTCGACCTGACGAAGTTCTGGCCGCAGTCATCACACCTCGCCGGTGCCTTCTACACACTGCAATGCAAACTGGCGTCGGTGCCGTTCCGTATCGAGCCGCGCGATTCGTCAATGAAAACCCACCGCGACCTGGCCGAACGTTACCAGGCGATTGTCGAAGAGGAGTCCGAGTTCGGGCAGGGCTGGCAGACGTGCATCGGCAAGTTCCTCATCGACCTGTGGCAGTGCGATAACGGCGGCTTCCTCGAAATCATCGGCGATGGCAAGAAAGACGGTCCCATCGTCGGCCCGGCGCTCGGGCTGGCACATCTCGATAGCAGCAAGTGCACGCGCACTGGCAGCGTGGAATATCCGGTATACTACCAGGCGTCAGACGGTAGTTTCTACCGGCTGCACCGTTCGCGGGTTGTGTTCCGTTCGCAGATACCCAGCACGCGCGAGGAAATGAACGGCGTCGGCTATTCGTGGGTGAGCCGCATTATCGACACGGCCCAGAACCTCGTGGACATCGCACGCTACAAGCAAGAGAAGTTAGGTAGCCGGCCACAACGCGGCATGATGATCACCCAGGGCGGCCTGGACCCGGAAGTGCTGGCTGAGGCATTCCGTCAGGCCGACCATATGCAGGACGCGATGGCGCTCACCCGTTACAGCAAGTTCGTCATGGTGGGTGATCCGTCCTATCCCGACGCCAATGTGAAGATGGTCGACCTTGCCAGCTTGCCGGACGGCTTCGACGAAAACACCAGTACCTCACTGGCGATGTACGCCATCGCACTGACCGGCGGCGTGCCACCGCGTTGGCTGTGGCCGGCGTCCGTGTCGGGCGCGACGAAGGCCGATGCGATGTACCAGCACGTCGCTGGGTTGACGGGCGGGCCGGGCGCCACGCTGCATCTGATTGCGACCGCGCTGGGCGGCAGTGAGCGCGGCAAGCTGAGCATGGTCGGCAAGCTGTTGCCACCGACGCTCAAGATGGTGTTCGACTTTCAGGATGATGAGGAGGATCGCACTCAGGCCGAGATACGCGGACTACGCAGCCAGACGCGCACCAACGACCTCAATACCGGGGCGTTTACCGTGCGGGTTGTTCGCGAGCAGGCGCTGGAGGCCGGTGACCTGACCGATTCGCAGTTCGAGGAAATGGAGTTAGACGACGGGCGCCTTCCTGATGGCGAGCCAGTGCTGGCGCTATTCCAGTCACGGGATCCGCAGATACAAGGCTTGCTGTCGATCGACGCTGAGGGTGATCCGCTTGACGTGGCGAACAACGACCGCGATGAGTGGACGGTCGCGATTGAGAAGCAAATCCGGCTTGACACCGACATCGTGATGAACGCGCCGAACACGTCACTGAAACGCAAGGCGCGGCAGGCCGTCGCGGCGCTGACGGAACTGCTGAAGCTGTACGCACCCAAACCGAAGGCACCGACGCCGCAGGCGGTGCCAGATGCGCTTGAGCAAGAGACAGGCGACGAAGAGCAGCCGCCTGGTGGTGAGGCAGAGCCGGAAGAGGAGCCAGCTGGCGGTGAGCCAGAGGAGGACGAAACGGAAGAGACCCCTTTCGCTGAGAAGGCCGGTGACGAAGCCTACGGCGCTGCTATCCGCAGCGCCGTGCGCGGTTTGTGGAATGGCAGCCTGAACAAGATGACGTTTATCGACTCCATGCTGGCGACATTTACCAGACGCCTGCAGAAGGCATGGCATGAAGGGCTCGCAGCGTGCGGCATTGCGCCGGGCGAGATGACGACCGAGGAACAGGTCGGGCTGCACGACATTATCGGCGAGCAGATGCAGCACGTCTATCCATTCGCAGATGACATCCTGCGCGGCAACAAGGCGAGCGGTGGCAAGTTGGAGCCGCTACTGGCACGGGCCGAATTGTGGACAGCGCGTTATCAGGATGCCTACACGCGGGCACGGGCAATGGCGTGTGGGGATCGCAAGGCAGCCTGGACGCTGGGCGATTCGGAGCATTGCGGATCATGCCTAAAACTTGCCGGCAAAGTCAAGCGGTGGTCGACGTGGAACGCAACAATTCTCCCGATGGATCGCCGCCTAGAATGTGGCGGCTTTAAATGTGCTTGTAGTTTAAGAGACACCGACGAGCCACTGTCGCGTGGCCGATTGCCGAGCATTCCATGAGCCTGACTATCAGTATCAAGCAAATCAAGAAGACGACCATGAAGGTCGACGCCATTCGCCTTGAGGTGCTCAATGCCCTGCATGCTGAGGCGGCGGTACACCGGCGCGAACTCAACAAGACCACCGCGACGTGGGAAGGCGACAAGCCGACGTTCCAGAGCATCATCAGCACGGAAGGCGGCAACTTGCAGGCTATCACGGGGCCGGCCGGCGAGGGCAAGGGCGCCCAGAAGTGGGTATGGCTGAACGATGGCACCAAAGTGCGCTACGCCACAATGTCAAGCGACTGGCAGAGCAAGACGAAGCCGAAGTGGTTTGGGTCTGGCGGCGGACGGGGGCGGATGCTGTTCGTGCGCAAGGACAGGCCGCGACCGGGCATCAAGGCGCGCGGTTGGAGTGAGGCGCTATCGTTGACGCGCCAGAACGCATTCCGCAAGGCGATATTCGACGCGATCAACAAGGGCAAGGACAAGATGTGGGTACAGGAGCCGTGATATGAACATTCCAAGCTATGACAACCTCGACTGCGGGACGCTGACCGGCAACGACCAGGTGTTGCCGCTTCTGACCGAGAATCGCCAGTGCGCCGAGGTGATCGTGCAGGCCGATCCCACCAATGGCGGGGACGTCACCATCGGCAACGATACCGCGCAGTGGTGGGTATTGGAGGCCGGGTTGTCGTTGTCACTGCCGATACGCCATATCGAGAAGGTCTACGCCCACTTCCCGGCCGGCGGCACCAACCGCGTGAATTGGATAGCAATGAGGTGATGCCATGAGCCTACAAGCATCCGGGCTGGGACGCGATATAGATGATACCGGCATTGCCGGTCTGAGCGCCTACGACAAGATAGCGCATCGCCATTACAGCAACGCAGCCGCCTGGTCGAAGATCGGCTATAACCCGGACATCGGCACATCTGAGGAGGACTTGTGGGCCGTCGGTGGCACCTACCTCTTTCCCACAATGCCGCAACAGATGGAGGTCTACAGCGCCAATGCTGGCGATACGGCGGCGGGCACCGGTGTGCAGCAAGTCATCATCTACTACCTCGATGGCGCCGGGACCGAAAAGACGGAAGTTGTCACGCTCAACGGCGGCGTGGTGGCAACCACCGCGACGGATATTCTGCGCGTGAACGGCTTTCGTGCCTACCGTGTCGGAACTGGCAAGAAGGCGGCGGGGAACATCGACATCCGCGCCGTGGCTGATACGCCAATCTACAGCCGCATTCCAGCCGCCTACACCCGCGCGCGCAACAGCGCCTATCGCGTCCCGGCGTGCAAAACGCTGTACGTCACCAGCATCACCTTTAGCTCTGCCGGAACGACGGCGGGCAAGTACGCGCGTTTCTCAACACGGGCAACCTACGATGCCGGACAACAGCGCCCGATTGATTTCTTTGCGCTCTACACCGAGGTACTGGTACAGGACGGGGCATTCAATAAGCTGCTTGAGATACCAACCAGATTGCCACAAGGGACGGACATTCTCGTCAGCGCGATAGCCGGTGCCGCAAGCACGTTGTGTTCGTGCGCGCTGCGCGGCTATCTGGTAACGGAGTAAACATGGCAGACATACCGGACTTCTCGCCGTGGGGCAAACTGAAACGGCGGCTGGAACAGGCGGCACAGCGGCGGCTTGAGAACAACAGCACTGGGCACTGCATCGTATCCATCTGCGTGTTTATGGACGCGACCGGCACGCCGTTGCAATGGACCGAGCCGGAAGTGACGAAGGTCGAGCCGGCGAACAGGTGCGACATTTTGCACGCATTGGCGGGCGACACGACGCCATAGCAAGAGGAGGCGACTATGCCACGCAAGATAGTGACAGGGGCAGCGCATCCGGTAGCACTGGGCTACCAGGTGGGTGAGGACTGGGTGCCGTTGACGGGTGCCGACATTGGTGGCGGCAGTGCGGCGATCAACGCCATTCTGTACTACATCAACGACGCGGGCGATGCCGTGGCCTGGCCTGCCGGCAGCGAAGGCGGACCGGGTATCGAGATTATCCCCATTGTGGAGCACACCGAATGCGGCACCGCGGCTGTCAGCGGCAACAACACGCTTCTGGCCGCACCAGGCGCGGGGAAGCGCATCGTCATATCGGCCTTCATGGTCCAGAACGGCAGTGCCACGGCCACAACGGCCATCCTGCGCAGCGCGTCGACCAGCAACGGCTGGCGGCTGTTGGGTCAGAACCAGGGCGACGGGCTGGCCATGTCGTTTGCCAACGGTCGCGAATGGCGGCTCAACGAAAATGAGGCGCTGGTGCTCAACCTATCCGGCGCGAACACGCACAACTACAGCATTCAGTGGTGGGTGGAATACGTGTAATGGCATTCATCAACTCGTGCCACGATCAGGTCGAATATCTGCCAAACCGCTTTCAGTCGGTTATCAGCATCAAGCCTGCTGCCTATCTGGACAAAGACGTCTATAAGGCAAATGACCTGACCTACCACAACATCGGCATCGGCACCAAGCCATATGTGCTGGACAAGGCGCCGATTATCTCGCAGGTCGGCAACGATGCATCCGCGCGCTTTTGCCCCGTGCGTGATGACCTCGCGGCATTCGTCCAATTCGGTGCGCCGCGATTCAAGAGCGGTGTTGTGTTCGCGCCGGTTACGAACCTGAGCGCCGCGTCGTTGTCGAAGGCACAGGCCGTCAGTTGGGACGCGGCGGGCTACTCGATGGAGTGGCTGCACGCTGGGCATTACGGCTCATGGCTGCTCCGGGCACGCAAGGATTGGGTCATTCCGAGCGCCATGCAGTTCCCGGTGACGGTCGCGGGACTGACACGCACCGGCGACCAGTTCTATCGCGCCGGGGTGCCGGTGTGTTCGTTGCGAGCGCCGGTGGCGCACGACCCGAACGATGAAATGAACGTGGTGCAGTTGCCGTATTCGTGGGGCAAGGGCACCCTGACGATTGACACAAGCGGGCTGAAGCCTGGCATTCCGTGGGTGATTGACCCAACGCTCGTGTTGCAGCCGGACGCGGCTGCTGGGAAGGATACGGCGTTAATTCAGTTTTCGAGTCATAGCAACAACAATTTTGGGGCACTTGACACCCTATTCGTAGGGACAGTCGGCAGCGGCTCTTCGACATCTATCTTGGCGTTTGACCTGACCGGGATTCCTGTTGCAGCCACGCCAACAAGTGTCACGCTGGAATTGGTTTACCAGGATCACGCCAGCAAGACGGCGGGCTTTACCGTCAATCTGCATAGATGTTTGACGACATGGATTGAAGGGTCCGGAGTGGGAGCGCCACCAGAGGTGGGCGCTCCGAGTTGGACGTATCGGGTATACAACAGTTCAGGATGGAACACTTCAGGATGTAATGGGAGTGGGACAGATCGGGCGGCGGCGCTCATGGGGTCTGCGGCAATACCCGATCCGGGCGCGGGAATTGCCAATTTCACCATTGATCTCGCAGAGTTCGCATTAATGAGGACCACCAACTATGGCTTTGTGGCTTTACCCAATGCGGTGACGGCTGGCAAGTTTGAGACATTCCCCTCATCCGACCATGCAACATCTTCCTATCGCCCTAAGCTGACGGTGGAGTACACGCTGGCGGGCGGCTCAAGCAAGGTCGGGCTGCTGGGAGGCACCATCCAGACGGCATGGGCATTCTAGCCGGTTGACATAGACGGCGGGAATGTGATAGCATAGAAGGTAGGCGGCGCGTAGTGCGCCGAACTGCATACACTGAGCGACAACCGGGCCGGGTGTCATTGACATCCGGTCTTTTCGTGTGTGGAGACAACAATGCCGTGGGATGTGGTACGCGATAGCCGCTGTCCGAAGTCGAAGCCGTTCGGCGTGGTGAAAGAAAGCGGTGAGTTAGTCGCGTGCCACCCGACGAAAACAGCGGCGCAGGCACAACGGCGGGCGCTTTATGCCAGTGAGGAGAAGGCTATGAACGAACCTGAGACGGAACTGAAAAGCTGGGAGCCGGTGCCATTTACGGTAACATCGTTCGCGGCATTGACGGCTGCGCGGAAGGAAATGGAAACAGCCGAGCACGTCGCAGACCTGGCCGAAGACCTTAAGGCCATGACGGCGAATATCTTTGCCAACCCGGAAGTGACGGACAAGGCGGGTGCGCTCAGGGCGCTGGCTGACGAATTCGCTGCGTTGGTGGCACAGCCGGCGGCAGAAGAGAAGGGCATCGAGGGCACCGGCTCGTGGCAACACCCGGCGGCAATCGGGAGCCTCCAGTTCGCATCGCCGCAACACGCGCAATTATATGCCGAGGTCGACCGGCTCATTGCCCTGATCATCGGCGCATCCGAACCTGAGCGCTCCGTGCTGCGTCAGAAGTTGGCCGACTTGCTGGCCACGGGCATCGCAAAAGAGGCCGTCGCCGAAGACCCGGCGCGCGCCGCGCTGGTCGACAAGTGCCTGACGTGCGACGCGGACAAGGCGACATGGGACGCCGCCTATGTCAATGACCTACCCGACAGCGCCTTCCTCTTCGTCGAGCCGGGCGACAAGCAAGACGGCAAGACCACGCCGCGCAGCAAGCGTCACTTCCCATACAAAGACGCGGCGGGCAAAGTTGACGTGGCGCACACCCGCAATGCTATCGCGCGCATTCCGCAATCGAACGCGCCTGGACTGACAGCAGAGAAGAAGACAGCGCTCCAGGAACGCGCACGCAAGATATTGGCTGATGCCCAGAAGGAACGCGGCTTCTGGTCGCGCATCACCGACGCGGTCAAGGGCTGGTTGTCGGCTGAAGAGCCAGCGCCACAGCCGGCGTTTACGCTGTGGAAAGAAAACGGCACCTATCGCTGGCTGGCAACGTACAGCAACAAGTACCGCGACCGGGACAAGCCGCCAGAGATACTGAGCGAGGCGGCACACCTGGACTTCGTCAAGGCCGTTGATGCTGGCGAATGGCCGGCGCCGGAGTTGTGGTTGTGGCACGTCCCCGGCACGCGCATCGGCGTTGCGGATTGGGTGACGTATGCCGACGGCTTTGCGCTGGCATCGGGCACCATCGACAAAGCGCAGGCCGCCACCGCCGAACAGTTGGAGCGAATGCCGGACCCGCTGGCCGTGAGCCACGGAATGCCGGTGAAAGAGATACAGCGCGACGCGGACGATGACACAGTGATTACCCGCTACCGCACGCGCGAAATCAGCGTGTTACCGGACTGGGCGGCTGCCAACGCACTGACCGGGTTCGACATACAGGAGGTAAAAGACATGGCGATACCGCAAGACAAGAAGGAGTTCTTGCTGGCCGCCGGGCTGTCGGAAGATCGTATCACCGCAATCGAGGCTGAACTGGAAGGCAAAGCCAAGAGCGCGGCTGACGCCGGGCTTGAGTTTAAGCAAGCCGAGCCGACTGCCGAGACGGTTGTCACGCAGCCGCCGGTTGACCAGAAGGACGAAACGCAGACCGACGTTGTACCGGAACCCGCGCCGCCTGCCCCGGCGCCCGTAGCCGCACTGACGGCGGAAGACATTGCTACCGCAGTGCGAGACGTGTTGAAGCCTATCGAAGAGCGGCTCACCAACCTGGAATCGCTTAAGGAACAGATCGGAGCGCTCAACAAGACGCAAGACGAGCGTGTGGCGGAGCAACTGGCGGCAACGCCGGCGGCGAGCCTGACTGATCTGTTGCGCGGCGCGATGGGTTACGAGCGGGCGATAGGCAACAAGGAAGCGCGCATTGATGGCCGATCCGCACTGGCGAAGTCCGGGCCGGAAGAGACCGAACCGTCAGCCGACGCGACACAGTTTACGGCGATCCCGTGGGTGAATCACATGCTCACGGAGACCCGTAGGCAATAGGACAACAGGGCAGGAGGACACAGAATGGACCAGATGCAAATGCTTGCCGAGGCATTCAATCGGCAGACGGCACTGATGGAGGCGCTGGCTGAAAAGTCGGGCGTGCACCTGAAGACGCCGGCCAACACCGCAACGACAACCGGGCTGTTCGGCATTGGCGGCCCGTTTAGCACCTGCGGGCTTGACCGTGACGTCTTTACGGCGCACATACGGCCGGAAGGCATCAGCAAACTGTTGCCGCTGTTCCCGTCAGTTGAGGAAGACCCGCGCTACGCCAGCATCACCGGCGTCGGGGAGTACAGTGGCGACCAGCCGGACTACCCGTGCTCGGACTGCCAGACGGGCTACATCAAAGGCTGTAACCTCACGGCGCGGTTCGGGCGGGCTTGCAAGGACACCAATACCATTGACTGGGACAAGGTGAAATTGCGAGCCAGGCGCGGAGTGTTTGACGACCTCCAGCTGCACGGGCGGATGTTGGGGCTGACCGACCTGACGCCGCAAGACCTGCCGGAAGACCAACTGCTTAACCTGGTGACCGCCGCTGAGATGATCCAGGCGGCCATCCGACTTGAGCGCGAGCTGGTCAATACGATGTGGCAGGGCGACCCGGCGAACGCCAGCGCGAACGGCGGTTGGAAGGAGTTTCCGGGGCTGGCTGAACAGATCACGACCGGCCAGGTGGATGCCGATACTAACACGACCTGTCCGGCGTTGGACTCCGATGTCAAGGACTTCAACTACAACGACATCGGCGGGGCCGACCCGAGCATCCACGAGTACGTGTCGATGATGGAGTACTACCTCTATCACAATGCGTACCGCATGGGATTCCTGCCGGTCAAGTGGGTCGTCGCGATGCGCCCGGAGTTGTGGTTTGAGCTGCTGCAAATCTGGCCGTGCCTCTACAACACCAACAAGTGTGGCGCGGCTGCGGTTGCCAACGGCTCGACCTACAACCTCAACGGCACCGAGATGACCAACGCCAGTTCCGCGATGCAGTCCGGCATGTATATGGACATCAACGGCCGGCGCTACGATGTGATCGCTGACGATGGCATCTTCGAGCACAACAACATCAACAATGCCAACCTGCTTCCCGGCGAGTATGCGTCAAGCATATACTTCGTGCCGCTGAGCATCGGCGGCGGAATGCCCGTCACCTACCGCCAGCACATCGACTACCGGCTGGGCGGCGACGACGCAAACCTGCTGCGCGGCAACGCGACGTTCTGGACCGACCGGGGCGTCTACTCGTGGGCGCTGGAACAGGTCAAGTGGTGCTATAAGCTCTCACTGAAAACCGAACAGCGCATCGTGCTGAGGACGCCGCAGATCGCGGGGCGCATCGACCACGTCAAGTACGTGCCGCTCCAGCACCTGCGTAGCCCGGATCCCGACAGCCCGTACCACTATGATGGCGGTGTGAGCGTGCGGACGGCTGGAACCACGTATGCCGTCTGGCTTTCATGACGCTGTCCGCGGCCAGTAGATAGACGTCTGGCAACGGCAATCGAATAACAATGTAACGACAACGGCGCACAGAGATGTGCGCCGTTTTGTATTGACAAATAGTAGCGTTCCATGCTATAATGATAGTGCTTAGGATGGATGCGCGTTTTTGTTTGCCCATAGAGAGCCGATATTCTGCGAACGCGCCCGTCCTAAGCAAGCGGCAAACACGCAGGATATCGGCTCTTTGTGTTATAGAGCACTGCGGGGCCAGGACGGGCACGGCTTGGCACGGCGCCGCGGGGCTGGGCTGGGCGCCGCTTGGCTGGGCACGGCAAGGCTAAGCATGGCAAGGGCAGGACGGTAATCATAGTGAAGTATGCGGCCCGGCTAGGCGCGGCTGGGCTGGGCGTTGCATGGCAATGCTCGGCAGGGCGGGGCTGCGCTGGGCATGGCTGGGCGAGGCGAGGCTAGGGTGATCTACATCATACGGATGGCAGCATCGAATTATTACAAGGTGGGCTTCACTAGCAAGGAGGATGCCAATGTACGTATCGCGCAGTTGAGTACGGCGTGCCCGCGCCTATTGGAAGTCGTTGCCACATTTGAGGGTGACGAATTGACGGAGCGGGCCATACACCGGCGTCTATGGCAATACAGGACGGACGGCGGTGAAGAGTGGTTTGACATTCCCGACGCGAGTATCCTGGAGGAACTCGATCATGGCAAGCAAGCTGAGCATTCACGTTCAATTGACGGGGCTTCGGCCTATGATGTTCGATCGGTATGCCGGCGACAATTCAACGCAATTGCCAACGGCAGAGAAGATGTATCTGACCAACGACATGCGCTTGACACTACCGGCCATAAACATCCTATCCTTATTGGCCGCTGAGAACACCAAGTCGGTGTGCCGGCAGTTCTTCGGCAAGAATGGCAAGACGATTGCGCTGGGCATCTCATCTTACACCACCATTGAGCCATTCGATATCCCGATCTATGATGACGGTGGACCCGTCAAGTTCGCCGGCTTCAATGGACAGATCAGCGTCCACAAGGCCGTCGCGCGGCTGGCTCGCGGAGTTCCGAACCCGAAGGAACGCCCGGTGCTTGCCTTGCCGTGGCATGTCGAGTTCGACGTGCAGTACATTGAGAACACCTACTGCACGGAGCACAACCTGCGGCAAGCATTCGACATGGGTGGCACGCTGGGGCTGGGCACATTCCGGCCATTCTTCGGGCGTTATACGTTGAGCAAGTGGGAAGTGACTGAAGTAGGATAGGGCAAGGCAAGGCGCGGCGACGCACGGCACGGCCCGGCCGGGCGAGGACGGGCGCGGCTGCGCGTGGCCAGGAGCGGCTCGGCAAGTCAAGGCAATGCGAGGGCAACAAAAAACGGCCCGACCATTACGGTCGGGCCGTTTGTCATGCCGCCTTTCGTCTAACTCTTCGTCGCCATCGCAGCGCCGTCGCCGCCTGCTGCTGTGCCTCGTCAAACAGCCACGTATTGCCGCTGCGCCGCGCTTGCAGCCGGCCTTCCATCAGTGCCCGGCGCAGCGCGGAGGTTGTGAGGCCGAGCCGGTCGGCCAGTTCGCGGAGGGTCACGGTCATCGCAACCACTCATCAGCCGAGCCGAAGAAGGCACGCGCCGCTGCGTATCGGTCTGAATTATCCGAGCGCGGAGGCGGATAGAGCCACGGGTTTTCTCTTAACCATCCTTCATAGCAAGTGAAGACTTCGGAGTACCATAATGGTGGCTCGTCCTCAGTCCCCTTGATTTCAGGCCATTGCTTATTCCACCGGACAGGGTCTACCTGGTAGTACATGGCCTTGAGGCGAAGATCGCGATACATAACCCTTTCGGTCTTCATTGTCACACCTCGTACCGCTTGCCGCAGGTCTGGCAGGTGATATCGCCATCGTAGTTCGCGACCCGGCCCATCCGGCGCTCGCCGCACTTGGGGCAGGCGAACGCCTTGTCGACCAGTGCCTCAACGGGGCGCGGGGCAAACCAGCGCGCCAGTCGTGCGGCGTTGACCTTGCGTCTCATTGTCAGAACTCCCTCTCCAGTACATTCGTGACCTGCTTGAGCAACCAGGCCGGCGCCTCGTTCTGGCGCGTGAGGACGATGCAGGCCCGCTTGGCAACGGCGCGAGCAATGGCGTCGTGCTCCACTACGCCATACTCGGCGCGCCGTAGCGCCTCGTCCATAATGATGTTGTCCAGAATCTGATGTTCGTTCATTGCATCACCTCTTTCGTGGTTTCCAATGGTCGGATGAGTGACGCCTGCACGTTGCGGATGTCGCCATAATCGCTGAGCACATCATCGCTGGCATTGGTCTCGCAGATGGCCTGGGCTTCACTGTTGGCGCACCGCGTCAGCGTGACGTGCGTACTGTGCCAGCAATCGAACGTCACGAGATACAGGTTGCAGTTATGGTACATCGTCCGTCTCTCCCCGCGTGGTTGGTATGCGCGGCCCACCGTGAGGGGCTACCGGAGTTCGTTGACGCCGACCTGGTCCATTGACGGGTCATAGAGGATGTCTGCCACGTAGACCCAGTGGCAGTCCATATGCCCGCAGTCAAGCGTAGCGAACCCTTGTAACCGGTACGCCTTGCTGTTCTCGCGGATGCCATCGACGTCCTTCGGCAATGGTGACAGCGCATTGCAGCGGTTGCAGCGCGCTGGTGTGCCGGTCGTGAATGTCGTCTTGTCCATTGTCCTCTCCTTGCCCATTCCGGGCTGAATGGCCGGGCTTGTCACCGGCCTGCCGCATTAGCGCCCGCGTCGTTGCGGGCGTGACTCTGCGTTTAGTGCTTGCCGTTGCGGTTCGTCAGTGTGCCGAACGAATCCCAGTCG